TGAGTTGTGCTTTTGCTCCCACTTAAGCTGATCTAGGTGTTTTTTCTCGAACTTCCCATGCTCTGACGGGAAAGAACCAGACCACCCTTCTAACTTGAAGTTAGGAGCAGATAAAGTGCGATTGGCTGTTTCTCCGCACTCACATCTAAAACTCGTTGTCTCATAATCAACAAGTCTTTCAGTTTTATGCCCGTTTACACAGGCAAAATCAAACATTCTTTTCATTCAATTCCTCGTAGGCTCTTTCGCTGACCTCTTTCAAGGTTTTCAGCCAAGTCAAGATAGAAAGTTCACCTTTTTTGAACTGCAAGGTCTTTTCATCAGGAATAACGCTTAGATTATTGAGTGACTCTATCATAATGTCAATATCCATGCACAAATCCTTCCAACCCTCCATACCCATCATGGAGAATCGTTCTGAATAGTATTTGTCAAGTTCAGGGGTCACCAAGGCACTCCTGTTGCAGTAACTGGTGCTTTTTGTAAAGCAATCTGTGCGGCAAGGCTTGCTTCAATAGCATCAACATCTAGCTTTTCTTTAACCCAAGCAATGACTTGAGCCTCGGTCAGCGATTCATAGGCAATGAATGTGTCTCCACGCTCAAAGCCTACTGTGCCGTAAGAGCCAGCGGAGTAGTCACCATCAATAGCGTTAACTGTGTAATGGGCAGTAATTACCAAGCCATCAGAGGTTTGGCGGTCAAGTTGGTTGATTGTCCAAGTTGTGGTCATGGTGTCTCCAGTGCTGTGATTCGTGCTGTCAGGGCTGTGATGAGGGCTTGTTGTTCTTTTATTGCGGCAACAAGCAAGGGTATGACATCGGTATAAGCAAGACCCAATGTGCCTATTTCATCATTTTGTACGTTTACAGCCTCAGGTAATACCGCTTGTACATCTTGAGCAATCAAAAATGAACGGCTTACAGTTTCTTCATCTTTTAAATATCTTCCTGTGCCAGCACGAAGGGTACAAACTTTTTCAATTGCATTTTCAAAAGGAACTAAAGTTGTTTTTACTCGCTCGTCAGATGTTGATGTCCATGATGTGCCACCATACGAAACAAATACACCATCAGTTGCCGCAACAGTAGTAACCACAAAGTTACCTCCATTATCAGGCCCGCAGTTCCATGTTCTTGTGGCTTGCGCTGGGTTTACCATTGCAAGTGGCGCTAAACCACCACCACCACCACCACCTGAAATAGAAACCCTTGCAGATGAAATTTGACTCGTAGTGCCCACCAGCAAGTTACCGCTGGAGTCGATACGCATTCGTTCTAAAGCCGCACCATTATTTGCAAAAATGATGTTCTTGCTAGAAGCATCATTGACAATGCAGAGGTCGCCACTTGAACCAAATAAAGCTCCGTTTTCTGCCGCAATTACTCCGTAAGCAGTAGCCGTAGAGCCTTGCTTCCAAAGCGTAATATTGTTTCCGCCAGAATTTGTTGCATGAATAAGAGTTTCACTAGCAGTTGCAGTTTGTTTTGCTCTAATTGTGCCATTTTGAACATGAAGTTTTACATCTGGAGAATCAGTACCAATCCCCACTCTACCGCTTGAGTCAATCCGCATAGCCTCAACACCGCCTTCAGAGAAAGCAATAGTGTCAGCGGCGGGGAAGAAAATGCCGGTGTTGGTGTCGCCTGTTGTGGTGATGGCAGGGGCTGCCGCTGTTCCAGCATCAAAAGTTACAACACCAGTTAGAGTTGCACTTGTTAGCGTCTTATTAGTCAGGGTATCGGTTGTAGCCTTACCAACCAATGTATCTGTAGCCGCTGGAAGCGTAAGAGTTGTAGTGCCAGCTACAGCAGTTGCTGTGACTGTTGTAGTCCCTGATGTTGTTCCCGCAAGAACAACTGTTCCAGACCCTAGTGTTGAGGTTGCCATGATTTACTTTCCTTTAAGGTGTTCCATTTGCAACAATGTTAGCCGCAGATGTAATGATTCCCGTTGATGACATTGATGCAATTGTAGTAGCACCATTCTTAAATATCAATTTACCGCCTGATTCCTCAATAGTGAAGTTTGTAGTCAGTAACTTAGGAGTAGATGCCGCCGTACCCGTAGTATTCTGATTCAATGTAGGAATATCAGCGGCAACAATCGCCCTGAATGTAGGTACTCCAGCACTGCCATTAGGTGCAGCTAAAACAAAGTTTGCAGTCTTAGAAGCATAAGGGTTAAGCGTATCGCCATAACCAGCAGACAAGGATATAGCAGGAGTAGCACCACCACTAGACGCAACAGGAGAAGTTCCTGTTACAGAGGTAACTGTTCCTTGGAACTGGTCAGCAGAGGAGATAGTGAAGTTAGGATAAGTACCAGTGATTGTTGTTGTACCGCCTTGGGTCAAAGCAACAGTCTGATCTGGAGCAGAATTGGTAACAGTAAAGTTTGGATAAGTCCCACTAGTGCTAATACCTGTGCCAGCCGTTAACACAACTGTTTGATCTGGTGCGCTATTGGTAATTGTGAAACTAGGATAAGTGCCACTTGTTGATATACCTGTGCTTGCAGTCAGACTAACAGTCTGATCTGGTGCAGTGTTGGTAATAGTCAAAGTGCCAGTAGTTGTAATTGGACTACCACTGACGCTAATGCCTGTGCCACCACTAGCCGCCACACTTGTGACTGTGCCTGTTCCAGCACTCACATTAACAGTTACATCGTCACCTGAATTGGTGGCAGTAACTGTTGCACCAACAAAGTTAATGTTCTTAACTGCGCTCGTTATTGATGTGCCTTCATCCTTTATAGCAATAGCCGCATTGGTAGACATTGTGCTAATGACTTTGATCTTTTCAGCAACATCAGCAGATACAACCTCGCCAACATTAATCTCTCTGCCATCAGACAAAGAAATTATCAAAGAACCATCAAAGTCAATGTTTGCGTTGACTACCGATACACCATCAACTCCATCAACCCCGTCACGACCCGCTTGCCCGTCAAGACCTCTGTCGCCTTTCAGACCATCTCTGCCTGACTTGCCATCCTTACCATCACGACCATCGTTACCATTGACCCCATCACGCCCGTCTTTGATAGACAAGACTCGTTTTTCAATAGAGTTACCAACTGAATCAAAGCGGTCACGAATGTCGGACTCAATCTTCTTGAGTGCTTGGACAACAAGGTCAACATTCTCGCCAATCTTCTTCTTTTGTATCTCTTTGCTTTGGGCAATAGACTTCTGAATAGACTCAAGAACAGCCAACTTCTCGTTATCTGTCATCTGTTCAAGATTTGGCAATAAACTCATTTCAATGCTCCAGACAGTTGGTCTAGAAAGTCATTCTCAACTGAACGCAAATTCTCTTGTTTGTTTGCCATCTGCAACTCAACAATCTTTGACTTGTTTTTGATGTCTGCTTCCTTCAACATCAGGTCAGCAATCTTGACTCTTTTGTCAAATTCCCTTTGGTTAGCATCATCTTCATTGGGTAGATTCTTAGTCAAAGATGCGCTCATCTTAGCCTGTACTTCTTGTGGCATTAACTGAGCCTCAACAGCCAATTTGATAGCATTTGCCTTGTTTTCTTCAGCCTGAGTAGTCTGAACAGCAATACCAGCTTGCGCTGCTTGCATCGCCAACTCTGCTTGCATCTGTTGCATCTGCTGCTGTTGAGGATTGGGCTGCATCATCTCGTCCAACTTGGCAATCAACTCCATTCTGTTGGACAAGCTGCTGTTTCCTATGATGCCTTTAAGCAAAATAGGCAGAACAGGGGTATTTGCACCCAAAGTCTGCAACAAACCAATGAATTGCTGTTGCTCGTACTCTCTAGCAATGATACCCAAGGTAGCAGTAGGCACAAAATTCATGTCTACGCTTGGATAACGCTCTGGGTCAAACTGCATATACCGAAAAGCCGCCTTCTGGATGAATGGAATCAAGAAATCTTCTTGAAAATTCACCAAAGTGCGCTTGTACTTCTTAATGATAGAAGCAACAGCCATTGACATACCGCCACCATCACGGGATGCGTTACTAACCATGCCCTGTGAATCAAGAGTACCAGTTGCTTGCAACAGCATACGCTCAAACTCTTTGGCAGTTGCTAGGTTATTGGGGTCACTCTGTCCAAACTTGAATGGGTAAATAATCTCAGTTGGGTTGCCATTGGTAAGAATGGCTTTACCAGCCTTAACTTCAAACTTCATACCTCTTGGAAGTCTCGTTGCATCCATCGCAACCATCGGGGCAGTGGTTAAAGCAAGCGAATCCAAGTGAGCGCGAGTCTGAGCATCAATAGCTTTTTGCATATTGAAGGCTTTTTCCACTGTACCTCGCCCCAATAGGCGGTTTGGAACTGTATCGTCTTGGTACGACAACACAGGTCTGTCTTTCATCATGTAAGGATTTTCTTCAGCCTTGAGTAACATACCATCGTTGGCAATTACGACAATGGCTTCAACCATGTCCGAATAGTCTTCTGCCGCTGAATTCTCAGGAAACAACTCAACAATGTCTTTGTTTTCCTTCATGTTGTTCAAATACTCACGGGGTACTAACCCGTAGTATGTCAACAGCAATACCTTCTCATCTTGGTACTGGCTAACCTCTTGAGTAGCCTCTAAGTCAGTGTCCTCGTAGGTGGGCGTGATGTTTACCTTGCGGTAAATGCCTTTTTCGATTCCCTCTACAATCTTGTGGATTGAAACGTATTTCTCAATAGCCACGCCCATACAGTCGTTTACAGAAACACCATTCGGGTCAAACAA